AAGCCAAGGTCAACAGCAGCAAAGAAGGCGATGGCCGAGCGTGGCACATTCAAGGTCGGTGGGAACTCGGACTATGGCAAGCCGTACACAGCAGCGGTCAGCAAAGCCGTCACGCCGTTCAATGAGATGCTGAAGCGGGCGCAGATGACGTGGGGGCAGCGGTTGCTTGAATGTGTGCCGCCGTCACATGCGGCAAGATACGCCAGCCTGGTGGCCGATCTGGATGAAGCCATGATTGCCGAAGACGCAAAGGCGGTGGCAGATATTGCTGGCACGCTCTGCAAGGGTCTGCCGATCATGCACAAAGCCGCCATCGACGCTGGTCATCGTCCAGCATCGTCGGACGTGGTAACGCTGGACGTGGACGGGGTGGTATATGCGTTTGTGCTGAGGGGCGATATAGGGCTTGTCAGGGGGTCGAACCCTGATTGGGTGGTCTATCACATATCTGATGCGGTGTATGCCTTACGCGGGCGCACAGAGGCCGTGATGCAGGAAGCAGCCAAGCATTTCGTTGACGTGAAGATCAACAACGTCAGCCGCGAGATACAGGATGATGACATAGAGTTCTGACAGCAGGCCGTCAGGGAGCCGTCACGTTAGCGCGTGGCGGCTTTTGCTATGGCGGGTGCAGGATGGGTGAGATGGCGTTGTGATGGGGGTTGGAGGGGGTGTGAGATGCGCTCACGCACACACCGATGGCGACACAGCCTCGTGCGTGGGACGCTGCATAAGTCCAGTTGAACATGCTGGATAGGTCCAGATTGGGTTGGCATTGGCGCGCATAATGCAACCGTAAGGTAGTGTGAAATGCTAAGTCATTGATATGTAACCATAATAGATTTAACATAATAGGGCTTATCGGACTTATAGGTCCAGATCGAGCCAGCATAGGTCCAGATCAGCCAGCCCCCCCCCCGTAATGCAGGGCTGGCGGGGCGGGCTGTGACAGAGACATCCACACACACAAAACCACAGCTAACCCCAGCCAACCCCAGACCCCCCACCCATGCGTTTCAGAACGCACCTTTCAAAAAAAAATTTTGCGTTGTATAAATCGGATTGAAACGCATGAGGGGAATGCAATGGCTGGTCGGAAATTTCGTCGTATGGTGATGCAGCATCTGGAGGATTTGGGCGGCGTCGATTTCGTCTTGGATTACATTGGTGATAGCGGCACGGTGAAGGATTTGTCTGAGAAGACGAATTGCAGCCGCAGTTTTTTGAGCCGTGTGCTGAACGGGACGCCTGAGTATCGGGCTGCGTTGGACGAGGGTCGGCGCATTCTGGCTGACAAGATGGCTGATGATAGCCTCGCGATGGTCGATGAGCTGGCTGGAAAGTCTGATTTGTCGTCGCAGGATGTGCAGTTGGCGAAAGAGCGGATCAATGTTCGCAAGTGGATGGCTGCATTGAATCATCCGGATCGGTTTGCGCCGAAGAAGGAGGAGGTCACGATCAACATTGGCCAGCTTCATTTGGGCGCCTTGAAAAAGATTAAGTCTGAGATGCTGGATGTGACGCCGGTTGTTGACGCCATCGAGGACGCGGCTGATGACTGATGTGACGTACATTAAGGGCGCGCAGCCGACTGACCACGGGCCTGTTGAGCCAAGCCAGACTGTTATTGAATATCTGGAAACGTTATTAGCCCGTGCGCAGTCTGGTGAGCTTCAGGGCGTGGTGACGGTTGGCATGGATGCTGACGGGTATGCTGGATATGGGCTTGTTGGGCAATGCGGTGGTTTTGCGATGCAGGGCGCGCTGACGTGCGTTTCGACGTTGATTGCCGAGGTGAATTTGAGCCAGCTTGATGACGAATGAAGTGAACCCCCTCGAAGAGTTCGCGCGGACGTATTACAACGATCCGGTTGGATTTGTGCGTGATATGTTGGGCGTTGAGCCTTTGCCGTATCAGGCGGAGTTTCTGGAGGCGTTGGCCAGCGGTGAGCGGCGTATTTCGGTGCGGTCTGGTCACGGGACGGGTAAGTCAACGGCCTCTAGCTGGGCGATGCTGTGGTTTTTGCTGTTGCGGTTTCCAAACAAGGTTGTGGTGACTGCGCCGACGAGTGGCCAGTTGTTTGACGCGCTGTTTGCGGAGTTGAAGCGGTGGGTGAATGAATTGCCGCCAGCGCTCAAGGCGATGCTGACGGTGAAGTCTGACCGTGTTGAGCTGATTGCGGCGCCGAGTGAGGCGTTTATTTCGGCAAGGACGAGTAGGGCTGAGACGCCAGAGGCGTTGGCTGGGGTTCACTCGGATAACGTGATGCTGGTCGTTGACGAGGCGTCTGGTGTGCCTGAGCAGGTATTTGAGGCCGCTGCTGGCTCGATGTCTGGCCATGCGGCGGTGACGATCATGCTATCGAACCCGACGCGATCCAGCGGCACGTTTTTCGAGAGCCAGACGCGGCTGTCGGAGACGTGGTGGACGCGGCGTTGGTCGTGCGTTGACAGCCCGTTGGTTTCTGATGAGTTTGTTGACGAGATGCGGCTGCGGTACGGTGAGGAAAGCAATGCCTACCGGATTCGTGTCTTGGGTGAGTTTCCGCTTGCTGATGATAATACGATTATTCCGTTTCACTTGGCCGAGAGCGCGATGCATCGGGATATTGAGATCACGCCAGGTCTTCAGCCCATTTGGGCGATTGATCCGGCGCGATTTGGGTCTGACCGGACGGCATTCTGTAAGCGCGTTGGCAATGTGATTACCGAGATTACGTCGTGGCAAGGTTTGGATTTGATGCAGACTGTGGGCCGCGTGATGGCCGAGTATGAGTCGTTGCCGATCAGCCAGCGGCCCAGCGAGATACTTGTTGACAGCATCGGCGTTGGTGGCGGCGTTGTTGACCGCCTGCGGGAGTTGGGTGCGCCTGTGCGTGGCGTAAATGTTTCCGAGGTGCCGTCGATGGGCAAGACGTATAACAATTTGCGGACTGAGCTTTGGTTCAAGACGAAGGCTTGGCTGGAGGATCGGTCGTGCAAGATTCCGAATAACGATGCGCTGGTCGCCGATCTGACGGGGATTCGATATTCATTTACGTCGTCTGGGAAAATGCAGGCGGAGAGCAAGGACGCGATGAAGAAGCGCGGCTTGAAGTCGCCCGACCTTGCTGACGCTGTTTGCCTGACGATGGCGTCTGACGCGATTACTGCGCTGAGCGGCAAGCGATCTGTGTGGGGCAAGCCGCTGCGCAGGGCGTTGAAGGGGATTGCTTAGGGGTAGCCTTGCCAGATTAGCCTTTTGCGTGTATGGTAAGCCGTGGGCTTACAAGGGGCGAAGCGATGACGGGTTATGGCTACGGCAGCGGCGATCAGCGGGTCAACGCTGTTGTTGATATGATTAACGGCGGCGGCCAGGGCCGTGCTGGGCAGCAATTCGAGGGCGGTGGCCTTCTGAGTATGCTCGGCAATGCGTTTGCGCAGCCATATGGCGCTGAAGCGCGCGGCGCGCAGGCACCTGCTAGTTCGATGCAACCTTTGGCGCGCCCAACCAGCTTTGCGACCCACATGCCGATCCAGTCAACGATGCCAGCGCCTGTGCAGATGCCTGCGCAGACTTCGTATCTCGATTCGCAGTTTGAGGCCGCGTTGCGCCGCATGCAGGAGCAGGGCATTCAGCCGGCTTATAACCCGATGCCGATGTATGGGCCTCGGTAGATGAGAGAACCCCGCAAACGCCAGCAAGCGGCAGCCGCAGCGCGCAACAATGTTGCGCCCGTTGAGCGTTCAACGAACCTTATGGACATGCCGCTTGATGAGTTTCAGGGTGCGCTGGCTGAGCTTAATTTGCCCAGCGATCGTCGGGATGCTTTGCTGCGGCAGTATCGTGCGGCGAATAGCCCGTTTGCGGCGGTAAATCGAGCCGCTGAGGCTTCATCTGCTGAATTGGCCGCTGCGGGTCGTCGGCCTGTTGCTGGCACTGCTGGCCTATTGAGCCGTCCTATTGATGATGCGGGCGGTGTGCGTTTTGAGCCTGCCGCTGGCTTGCTGGGGATGCTTGCTGGCGCTGGTCAGGCCGTTGACGCGCCTATGGCAGCGTATCAGGGGCTTATCCCGCAAGGTGACGTGCCGCTTGAGGCTTTGGGGACTGCTGGCGCTGCGATGACGGGCGGTGGGGCTGCGACGCGGCCTGCCGGGTCGTTTGGGATGGGCGGGCGTGAGAGCAATTTCGGCAAGGATTGGCAGGACGCATATCATTGGACAAGATCGCAAGAGCCTTTTGAGCAATTTGACCCTGACAAGTCCACGTCAGCAATGAGCCAGCTTGGACCTCACGTCGGCACTCGGT